GCGCGAGAACCCTCTACGAGACGAGATCAGGTCGGATTGTTTAATGAATTTTGCAGCGGATGCGGCAGCTGCTCTCTTTGCCAGGTTCCCTTTATTTGTCAGTGCTGTCGCGCCTAAATCTACAATCGTCTGATCCGAGAATGCCGCTTTACCTGTCGTTGCGAATGATAGAACATTCAATGAATCCATTGCGTTTCTAACGAACGATTCCAGCTTCAGTGCGACGGCTCCGATCGCTTTGAACGCCATCGATTTAAATGAATTCCATCCAGCTCCTAACCCGTTAATAATAAAGTTTGCGACATGCCTCAATCCTGTAGATATTTTATCGATACCAAACGCGACGCCGGCCATCGCCGTGTTTGCCGAGACACTGAACGCGTGCCAGCCCGCTTTAAGCAGTTCTAAAAAGTCGGCGGTTTTAGCGAACAATCTCAGCCCTTTCTCGATGGCCGCGTTCGTCTTCGCCGCGACACCTTCGCCGGTCGTTCCGAACTCAATGAGCTTGTCCGTTGCGAGTTTAATTGCAGGAGCCAACGCGATCGCGACCTGGTTCTTGATGCCAGTAAATAGAGCTTTCATCCGGTTGATCGAATCGTTCGCCTCTTCGACGCGTGCAGCATCAATAGCGTCGAATGTTAATCCGAGTCTCTGTGCATCTTTCATTGTCGCCCTGAGTGCTTCGGATCCACCCTTCAACGTGTTGACGAGTGCGACACCTTCGGAATCAAACAGTCTCATCGCGAGACGGACTCGATCCCCCGAACCTTTGACTTGATCCAACGCGTCGGCAAGTTTCAGGAACTGTTTATCGGGAGACATCCGCGCGAGTGACTGTGCGTCAAGCCCCATCTCAGCGAGTGCATTTTTAGCCTCACCTGAACCGGTCGCAGCTTCCGCGATACGGCGGGTCATGCGTTGTAACCCGAGTTGCAGATTCTGGATCGTGACGCCTGACAACTTAGCGGCATGATTCAGCCCGACAAGTTCTTCCGTTGCGACCCCGATCCGCTGCGCGAACTTGGCGGTCGTGTCGATGTCTCTGAATGTATTCTGGACTTCACGAGAAATCCCACGTAACGCGGCGACGGCACCGGTCAGCATCTGGTTCCAGGCTGCGACTGAGAACGCGGAGACTCGCTGGAACGTCTGCTTGAAATTGATCAGTCCGCGCTGTGCGTTCTTCATTCCACGGCGGAACCCCTTCGTGTTCGCGGTGATCGAGACTGAGAGCGTTTTAATGTTTGCCATCGGCGAGACCCTTCCGCATCCTGGATTTGAACTTCAATAATCTACGTCGTGATATCTTGAGACCCTTTCGGAACCGATCCGTGTTCGCAGTCAGCGATGATATGAGAATTTTAATCTTTACCATCGGGTGTCTCCGTAATCACTTTCACGCCGGCCATCCCGGCGGCTACCTTGAGTATATTCATGATCCCATCTTGCGACCGTCGCTTAGCTTCTTCTGGATCCGCGTCGAACACGGGCATGAAGTCATCGATTGTCGTTTTATTGCCCTGGACGTTCGCTGTTGTTGATGCGATCATCGCCGCACGAAAATCTCGGCGTTCATCACCGAACGGGTTGAGTGTATTGTACGCGAGCCACTCACTAAATTCTGCACTGTCGATTTCTTGTTGCGCCCGTTTTACCGACATCCCGAGTTCCTGCGCGAGCCGGAACCAGAACATCCGGGACGGACGCTTCTTTAGTTTTTTGCTAACTCTTCAACATCAGCTGCGCTGATCTTGTTCAACTCCGTCGCCACTGTGAATATACGGTCGAGACCCGATGCGGATTTCTCACCGAGTTCCTGCGCGTCATCCATCGTGAACAGGCGTTTTCCATTCTCGTCACAGATGGTCATACAAGCCATCCGCGCTCTGATGTTAGTAAAGTTCGTCTCGCGTTGTTTCGAGTCTGTCTTTTCGCCATCGTCTTCGGGGATGCAGGACTCTTCATATGCATCACGTTCACGACCTGTCATGGTTTTCACGAACACGTTTCCACCCCATTCAGGGATCTCGACCTTCTCTATTGTGATATCGTTCGCACCGAATATTGATTCTTTTGTCAGCATTGAATTCCCCTTCGGGGTTGAATAGGTAATAAAAGTCTCACCGCGCCCAAGGATGATCCCGACGCGGAGAGATATGAATCCGTCGTTAAGTTGCGACGGCGGCGGTGATCGTGATTGATCCTGAAACCTTCACCGTCAGCGAAGCAGTAAAATACCCCTTCTTTTCACCGGTGAACGAAAATCCTGTCACGAATCCCGTGAATGAGATTGATGCTGCGGACGCGTCGTCAGGCTGTTTCGGGAACGTGATTGTGATCGTTTCCTCAACCGCACCGATCGGTGGCAAAGTGTCCGGGTCGTAACTGCATCCAATTGACAGTGCGCCACCGTCAACGATCCCGGATGGGATATAGGGTGCATTTCCAAACGCGTTCGCACCCGCTGCTGCGGTGTTGATGTGCGACGTGTCGATCGCGTCGCGCTCCACACCGTCGAGTCCAATCGACTGAAGGTCAGCCGTCCATGACGTCGTTCCGAAAACAATTGTCGTGCCGTCTACGGCGTTAGCTGTTGCACCTGCCATGAGAGTATCCTCCGAGTTTTAAGTAGGTACCGAGAGTTTATAAATCACGAGAAAATCCATCCGCCGGCGATAGGCCATGACGAGATGTTCACCGGGTTCCGGGAATTCCTTTGTATCGTTACTCGATTCAAGCGTACACGCATACATGGAAGTCTCTCCCCATGAAGCGGGTCCGTTCTTTAGCCGGTTGCGGATCAGCTTCGATCCGGCGAACCTCGACGGTGACGTGGCCGCGTATACGTCGATCTGGAACGCCGCGCGACTCATCGCCGACTGTCCGCCGAAATGTGTCGCGGGGACGTCACTGATCGCGCTGTAAACAATGTACGGGAACGCTGTCCCTTTCGGTGCGACTCCGTCGAACATCCGGTCGTCGAACATCGCATCGACGGCGACGTCGGAGAGTAGCTGGTCTCGGATCGCTTTTTGGATGTCGTCAGGATCGTCAACCATTTGCTCTCCATATCTTGTTAAAAAGGTACCGAACCAACAACATCATCCCACGCCTTCTGAACGCCCTTGCTTATTCTGTCATTGATGATTGAGAAAACAACATCTTCTGTATTCTTAACCGCTGCACGAAGATATGACTTTGCAGGCATCTTCCTGGTTCCGAGTTCTACCATTGCCGGATAGTACCCTTTATCATCCTCGCTGATTCCGAGTTCTTCCCTTGTCCCTGTCATGATCCGATAACCAACCCGACCCCGGCGACGTTTCATCGCTCTCAGCTTCAACGACCTTTTCAATTTTCCTGATCTAATAGGACATAGTCTCTTTGATTCTTTTAGTACCCAATTACCGCCAGCACGGAGAGCAACTCTTAATATCTTTCCTTGGATAGCAGTATCCAATTTTGAGAATGAGTCTAGGAGATGTCCGAATCCCAGGAGCGAAATATCATACCCGCCACCCGAACGTCTAACCTTTTGAAGATTGTGACTTCTTCTGTCGGACATTACGCGACACCCTCCACACATTCACACACGGACATCACATCGCTTTCGTCCGTGTTGATCACGGACTCGATGTGGAATACTCGTGAGCCTTCGACCAGCCGAAACGATGGAGTCAGCCCAGGGTAGTACCGCAGCGTGATCTTGTGAGTCACATCGCTGACGTTCTGTTCTGAGCGTTGTGTCTCTGTACCGCGCATTGGTTCGATCTTCGCCCATCGCGTTCCGACCGTCGCCCAGGTTTCGCCGGGTCCGCCATGATCGCCGAGCGTGTCCGTCTTTGACTGGACCTCGACACGGTGTTTTAGTTCTCCGGCGTTCATGTCTTTCATGACTCAACCCTTCACAATCTTGTACGGATACAGTAAACGCTCTGCGGTCGTGATCTTGTTGATCAGTATGTTTCGGTCGTTGCCTTCCTCACGTTCTTCGTGATACGCGGCGGTGAACAGTTTGATCGCGTGGATAATATCGTCCGGGACGTTTGCAGCTGCGTCTCCGTACCCCGCTTTGAACGTGACCGTGATCGCGTTTCGGATCGGGCGATGCGACGGCCAGGACTCGCCGTACGCCTCATAGATACGACCTGGTTCCGAATCACTGTCGAGAGTGTAGACGTCAGACGATAGAGTCTGAGTGTCTCCGTCTGTGTCCACGTATGTGATCGACGTGATCTCTTGAGCCGGTGATCGTGGGATGCTGATGACTGACGGAAAGCTATCGAGTTTCAACGTGTACGTTGCTGTGATCAGTTGCTTGTTGATAAACGCTTCCGCGCGTAGTCGAGCCGATTTGATAAGTACCGCGATGTACGCGTCCTCTGCGTCGATATCGATCCGCATATGAGTCTTCGCGTCATCGACACTGAGCGGTTCGACTGCGGGTTCGGATGTGAGTTTCAGGACCAGCGGCATTCATTCGACTCCGAGTTTGATTTTGATCTTTATAATATCGTCACGCATCGCATCGATTTTCGTATCCAGCGTTTCGAGCCGGTCGATATCTCGGCGGCATTCATTGACCGCCGCGCTTAAATCACTGTAAGCCGAAAAGAGAATTGCTCCGGCTGTGAACGCAGCGGTAAGCCATACGATCGGGACGAGTGTTCTTTTTGTAACCACACTCTCCCGGTCAGAACTGACTGGTGATTGATGCGCGGTGTCGGTCATGTTTTAGTAGTCGCCCAGGTTGATCCAAGTGATAGTCATCGTACCAGTTATAGCGTATGTGGTCGCGCCTGAGTTCGACGCATCTGTACACGCGACATTGATATACACTTCTTTCGCCGACGTTGTCCCATCGAACACAGCAGCGGCGGCGAGTGCGGTTTCAAAATCAAGCGGACTGGTCGCACCGCTTTCTGTGTCGAGAGTAGTTTTTGGGATCAGATCCACTTCGGTTCCAGTAAGGTCGTTATCATCAGCACCGACGACGGTTCCGGCGGATACATTAAATACATCGTTTGCCGATGCGTTGAACGCTCCGTTATGTGCGACGGATGCATCGATCGTCACGCCGAGGATATACACTCTGCCCTCCGGCATGTCATAGATCTTAATCCCGGTACCGTGATCTCCGTCCGCGAGATCGAGATCGTGTGCGCCGGTAAGTGTCAGAGTGAGTACTGTTTGATGTATCGCGCCGTCACCGTATTCGACGGCCGTACATTTATCGGCGACAATCGCACCGACCCCTGCACTCGTTTCGATGATTGAGCTGAATGTTTTAGTTCCTGCGATCGTAGCGGCACCGGCTCCCATCACGAAGGTCGTGGAGGATCCGGCATCAGGAATGGTGTAGGTTCGAGCACCCGCCTGACTTGCATTAGTAATTGAGGTTGTCGTGTCACCCGATGAATCAGATGCTGATATAGATAACTTTCCAGAGCTTGCGGTCGTTGGATATATATCGACCGACCCGGAAGTACCGGATACTCCGGCATCAATATTGACGGCGTCGAGGTTCCTGAAATCACCGACATCCTTATTCGCATCAACGACCACAGCTTTCGATGCGACGACCGTCCCGGCTGTGGCTCCTGCGTTTGCGTTCAGTTCCGCTGCGGTCGCGGTGATCGCGGTCCCTGCGAGCTTCAACGCTCCACCGGATTCGATATCGATCTCGCCCCCGGATTCAACGTCGAGCGCACCGCCTGATCCGACGACCATGTGTGCTCCGCCCTGTTCCTTATAGATCGGCACCGAGAAGTCGGACGCGGTAGCGTAGACCCCCGTCATTAATATCGCAATGATGAATGCGTAGAATTGCTTTTTCATGAGAAGGTCTCCGTGTGTTATATTAATATAGCGATTGTGATAGCCCGGCGGGAATAACATCCCGCCAGGCGTTTGAGTTTTCAAATCCGAAGCGATGATCAGGCAGTGCCGGCGATCGGTGAAATGTGAAGTTCACCTTCGACGCCTGTCCCATGCGTGACCGGTTTCTTTTTCGCTTCGGTCTGGATGTACGTCGCGGATGCGACCACCGCGTTCTGAGTGCCGCGAACGACATACAGTCTGATGTACCGTTTCAGCGGTTTGTAGATCTCGATGTAGAACGTCTTTTCGTCGTCATCATCGGCGATCGTCTGGCCGGTCCCGATCAGATCAACGGCGTCGGACATGTTCGCCAAGTCGCTTTCTTGCGCCTTGATCGATGTCACCGCGCTGCCGGTGATCACACCGAACGAGATCGCCATGAGTACGCCTTCGTATGTTGACATATCAAGGATCTCGCCCTCGATATCCGTGGTCGCTGCGACACCGTCGGCGGATGTGATCGCGATTGAAATCTTGTCGTTCTTAGAAATATTCATCTGTGTTCTCCAGAGTTCATGATTAGTGTGAACCGGGGGCGGTCAGCCGCCCCCGGGTATTGATTGATCTGTTCTCAGGTTAAGCCATCTTCAAGCGGGCGAACGCCGCTTCGAGTACCGGCATCCCGTCTGTCTCGGAGTCGATGACGTACCCGGTCTGTCGCGTCGCCGCGTACAGTTCGTTGAGCACGCTGATCAGCATGTGCAAGCTGTCCTGGATCCAGTACCACTTGAAGTCTCCGAAGATCGCGGTATACTGTCCGCTCGTGAACGTGTTCGGCGCGTACGCGCTGACCTTGTAGTCGCGTCCGTTGATCTTCGCCGGGACACCGAGCTGCACTGAAGGCTGCCACAGATATTGGCCATTGCCATCTTTCAGCTTGCGAGCGCGTTTGATGAAATCGTCGTGGACCAGGAAGATGCAGCTTTCGCGATACTGTTCCGCGACCTTGTGTTCGAGATCGATGATGTCATCGAACTTGAAACTCGTCGCTGCGCTGGCGGTCACATCTCGACCGGTCGAGATCCCGGCGGCGGATGCCTTGAACACACCGAGCGGCACTCCGGCACCGTCACCGTTCAGGAACGCATTTTCTTCAGTGGTTGCCTGTTTATATCCGAGCCGTTCCGCGACCAGTGTCCCGATGTTCGGCACCGAGCGGACCAGCTTGTTACTGAGTTTTAGCAGCTTCGCCAGCGGGTGCGGTGTCAGTTCACGACCACCGAACGCCATCGTGCTGTCCTCGGAACGGGTTCCGATCTCGGACGTCCATTCTGGATCAGACGGATCCGCGTCGAGTGACGGTGCTCCGACGGATTTCGCAGTGGTCGGCTGGAGAACGTTTGCGATCGTGCGGAAGAAAGTCTCGTTGTCCTTCGCCTGGATCAGCGTGTTCAAAAAGCCAGGGGGTACCAGGTATCCACCGGAGGTGTCGCCGTCAAGTTGGAGCGCGGCTCCGACCTGTCCGTCCTGGAGGAATGATTCGAACTGTGCCATGTAGTCAGCTTGTGCCGCTTCATACAGTGGAGATCCTGGCAGTGCGTTGTATGTCGCACCGTTCCCGTAATTGATCGCGATCGGTTCTGCCGGTGTCTGGATGTTCTCGAGATTCGGCTGGTGCGGGGTGGTGGCGCGACCGCCGGATTGGTTCATCCATGCTTCGGTCTGGATCGTGCGACTACGACGGTCCTCGTTCGCTTCGATAGATGTGACCTGTGCGCTGTGAGCGTCAACGTCAACATAAATCGCGTCGAACTGTTCTTGTTCCGCGTCGGTCATTTCACGATCTTCAGCGGTCGCCTTGTCGCAGATTGCGGTTGCGTTCGCGTTCAGGTCGCCGATCTTTTGCAGGAGTTCTTTCTTTGTCATGGTAGTGTTCCTTGAGCGTTAAAAGTTGTTTCACGCCAAGGGTAGATAAGACATAGAGGCACCCTCGGCGACGTCTTAATAAACGTCTCCAAAGGAAAGCCCCTGTCTCGGCAGGATTTCTTTTCCTTCAGTACACTCGTTACGCATTGATGAAGACTCGGCTCCATGAATGCGGAACAGTGTGATCTGATTGTTTAAGTCTTTATAATAACTAAATCACTACACTGTGTCAACAGCGTAATTATGATTTTGTCATATTATTCATCAATTTTAATTTCGCCGCTGTCCGTCTCGGCGTCGCTTTGAATTTCGGCGTGTTGAGATCCGAGAGAGTCTGCTCGATGCTCTGGATCCCATCGATCAGCCCGAGTTCCATCGCTTCCGGTGCGGGGAACAGGCGACCGTCGGCGATCGGTTTTAATGTCTCACGAGACATACTCCGACCCTCGGCGACCATCGAGCAGAAATCCTCAAAATAGAAATCGACAATCTTCTGGAACTCGGCTTTCATATCGTCGGTGACCGGCAGACCTGGCATCCCGTCCGCCTTATGTGCGCCGGACGTGATAGGTACCGGGATGATCCCCGCCTTTTCAGCCGCGCCTGAATAATCGTAGAGCGATACGATCACTCCGATGGATCCGACGAGATCGTTTCTACCGCTGAATACAGAGTGAGCTTGTGACGCGATGTAGTACGCAGCGGATGCACACGTGCCGGTGACCTGAGCGATGACGGTTTTCTGTGCCTTCGCCTTGTTGATGGCCTCTCCGAGTTCCGCGAGTCCGGCCATCGCGCCTCCGGGCGAGTCGATCGCGAGAAGGATCGATTCGATTTCGTCATCACGCGCCGCCGCCTGGATCGCGAGTTCGGACATGCGAGAGGATGAACCACCGAAGAGACTCATAAAGAACGACGGGTTCTTCTGGATGACTCCGTTGATCGGGATCAGTGCGGTTGATCCGATGATCTTGATCGGGAATCCTCGACGTGCCGCGTCGGTTGCCGGTCCAGCGGAGACGGACGGATCCGGCATTTCCGGTTCAGGTTCCGGCTTTGCATTGTGAGGACCCCGCATCGCTTCGATGTACCTCTCGCGGAATATCTGGAATGCGGGCGCGTACATCGCCCAGAATAGATCTTGATCATTCTTCATCGTGTGTAGCCTCCAAGCTCATAAGTGCGTTCATTACGATTCGTGCCATGAGTTCCGTTATGTCTCCGCCGCTGATCCGTTCCGGGTCACGTGCCGCGACTGCGACGAGAGACTCATCGACGGTCTCGTACACCCACGCGGAGACGGTGCGCTTCACGGAGTCGTCGTTCGCGGATCCGGACAGCATCGCGAGAGCGGACGCCGGTGGCATGAGATCGTCGATCAGGTGCATCCGGTGGGAGCGATAGAAATCATACGCCCATTCCGAGAGCGGTGTTTCGTCCGAGTGTTTCTTCAACGCCTTCGTGACCGCGTTGATCTCTTTCTTCTTTAGCCTGGCGGTGATCGATTCAAAGATGCCGGCATGTGCGGCGGTCAGTTGTGCTGTGTTCCTGTTGGGTGCCTTTGCCGGTTCGGATTCAGGGTTCTCTGACCGGTGTTTCATAACCTCGATCGGCGTCATGTTCATCGGTACGAGATGGATATCTCCATCGGGGCCCAGCCCGTTTTCATCCTCGAGTTCCAGGATCCGGTTCGGCGAATACGCACCGACGTTCGACATCATTTTATAGTACGCGCCGCGAGTCTTCATGTCTCCGCGCATCAGCGAATTCATATTCATTTTTGTGTACAGGTTCGGCGTGGGATTCTTGAGCAGCTTCCGATCCGCTTCCTGTTCCCAACGTGTGACCCACGGCTGGATCGAGTCAGTAGCGAACTCGACGGACTGGTGTTCGATGTTCGAGAATGTCGCGTTTTCGAGATGTGCGATCTTATGCGGCGGGACGCGATACCATCTCGCGATCTCCGTCACCTGGAACTTCCGAGTCTCGAGGTACTGTGCATCCTCCGGCGGGACACCGATCACTTTGATATCAAGACCGTCCTCGAGTATCTTCGGCTTCCAGCTATTCGACGGTCCTTTGAACTCTTCATCGAACGAGTCTTTAATATTTTTGTGTGCCTTGTCGCTGAGTACGGCGGGGTGCGTGAGCGCGATCGCGGGTCGAGCATCGTTTCCAAAGAACGCCGCGCCGAACTTTTCGGATGCCAGCCCGAACCCAATCGATTCACGCGCGAGCCGGATGATCGAATATCCGACTATCCCGTTCGGGCCGAACCCTCGGAGATGGAACATGTCCTCGGCTTCGAGGGTTTTCGTTTGTCCCTTCGAGTTTCGGATCTCATAAACCAGTTTTTTGTCGTCGGTGAATTTCGGCGTGACCATCTGTGCCGGGATCGGCCAGAGCGCGATCGGCTTCTCGTTTCGCGCCCGTTCGATCTCCGCGTATCCGTTCCCGTATCGTAGCGCGGAATCTTGCAGAGCTTCACGGAACGGACCGGACGCCATGTACGGGTTGGGTGCGGTGTGGATTAGAGTGTTGAGATCGTTATCGAGTTTCTTTCGTGTGTCTCCGTCCCGTTGGTACATGTTCCAGGGGAG